AGACGACCTAGTGTCAGAAACCGTTTCAGAGGCAGTATCAACCGAGACGGTTGAAGCTGCTAAGGCTGAAGTTAAGGCGACATCACATCCGCTTAACTCACAGCGCGTTCGTACACCTATCGTTTCAGCAGGTTCATACCTAGAGCACTCAGTTCGCGCAGCAATGGGCGATGAGACATCTAAGTTATATGTTGCTGCTGCATCAGATACAACATCAACTGAGGTTGCTGGTCTTGTACCAACACCACAGTTAGCAACAATTTGGGATCCAAAGACAACAAATATTCGTCCTGCTATTGCAGCAGTTCGTAACGCAGTCTTGCCGGCTGCTGGTCTTACTTTTGAGATTCCACGTGTTAAGAATGCGCCAACAGTAGCTGCTGCTGCTGAAAAGGGTGCTTTCTCAGATACTCAGGTTGAAATTGAGTATGTTTCTTGCACAGTTTCAAAGTACGCAGGAATGCAGAAATTCGATGTAGAAGTTCTAGATCGCACATCTCCAGCATTCTTTGATGAGCTTGTACGTCTTATGGCAAATGCTTATGCATCTGCAACAGATAAGGCAATGTACGATGCTTTGGCAGCAGGAACACTTGATTCAACAGTAATCACACTTCCATTCGACGGCGATACATTCGCTGGATTCATTTCTCGCGGTGCTGCATCAGTTTATGCAGCTACAAAGCGTTTTCCAACAGCGATCGTTTGCACACCTACACAATGGGCAAACATGATCAAGTTAAATGATTCATCAAAGCGTCCATTGTTCGATGTTGCTGGAAACGCAATGAACAATGTTGGAACTGTAAACCCAGGCGGATTCGTTGGATCTGTAATGGGACTTCCAGTTTACGTATCACCTAATGCAACTCAGGGTGCAAACGATGATTCATTGATGATCGTTAATGGCGATTCATTTGTTTGGTACGAATCAGCAGCTCCATTACAACTACGTACTAACATCGTTGGTACAGGTCAGGTTGAAGTTGGATACTACGGCTACGGCTCAGCAGTAACACTTACAGCAGCAGGTTCATTTACACTTAACGTGTAATTTAGTCATGGCGGGGGGGTTGCTCCCGATCTCCCCGCCAGCAGTTTAGAGAGGATGAAATGCCAAGTATTATCACAGCGTCAGAGTTGAGGTCGGTACTTGGCGTTTCATCAGCTCTTTACAGCGACAGTTATCTAAACGATATAATTGATACTAGCGAGGCTGTAATTTTGCCTTTGCTTACAACTTTTGCATCACCAGTTGCCAAGGTTTCGCTGACTGATAATGTCGCAACCTTTGAGACAGTAGGAATCCATGAGTTCACCGAAGGACAATCAGTTGTCATTGCCGGATGCGGAACGCCATTTAACGGCACTCGAACAGTCAATGCTGATGTCGATGCATACACATTTACAGCAAACATCACTAATGCCGATGTCCTTGAACGCAATGTCATACCTAGCGGATCCGCAACACTTACAGGCGCTTCAACTTATGTCGGAGTTGCAGCGATTGAATCGGCAATCATTGTAGTTTCAGTTGAAGTATTTCAATCTCGTACTGCTCCAGGCGGGCAGATTGAAGGCGTAGATTTTGCTCCATCTCCTTACAGAATGGGTCGCAGCTTATTTAATCGTGTAGTAGGTCTTTTGGGACCTTACATTGATGTCGAGACGATGGCTCAATAATGCCATCAACTATTCTCTCGGCTGTTCGTACTCCTCTTGCTACTGCACTTTCTGGGGTTTCTGCAAACGTATTTAGTTACGTTCCAGAGCAAATCCCAGCACCTGCAGTCGTTGTCGTTCCGGATTCTCCATATATGGAGTTTGAGACAATTGGCAAGAGCACCTTTCGATGCAAGATCAATATGACGATTACTTGTTGCGTTGCCTATAACAGCAATCCAGCAAGTCTTGATAATATTGAGCAATTAATAACAAGTGTTGTGGCGGTCATCCCAAATGGATATGAAGTTCAGGCGGTTGACCGACCAACAGTTACAACAGTAGGCGCTAGCAACTTGCTGGTCGCAGATATCAGGGTTGCCACTTGGTACACCCAAACAGCATAAGGAGAACCAATAATGCCAACAACAGTCATTACGGGTCGCGACCTAGTACTAAGTATCGCAACAGTAAATTACGATGCTCAGACAACTAGCGTCACACTCGTTAATTCACCAACTATCGATATTTACCAAACCCTCGATGGTAAGGCTTTTAAACACACGGACGACATTTGGACTCTCAATGTAGAGTTGCTTGCCGACTGGGGAGTTGCATCATCATTGTTTGAAGCAATGTGGACAGCTGCTGATACAAATCCAAATACAACTCTTGCAGTATCTCTTACAGCTGCAACAGGCGCTGTATTTACTTGCAATGTGTTGCCAGTATTCCCATCTATCGGCGGAAGTGCTCCAGGAGCACAAACTGATTCTTGGGCATTACAAGTAGTTGGAACACCATCAGAGACATTTAGTTAAAATCTAACAACGGGAGCAAACAATGAAAAAGTCAATAACAGTTACTTATCAGTCGGGGGATCAGGCTACTTTTGTAGCCTATCCACCTGATTTTGTGAAGTGGGAATTAGCAACAAAGAAATCTATTGGCGAGTTTGCAGGTATGCATGACATACTTTTTGTGGCACATAGCGCTTACAAAAGAGAATCAGCAGGCAAGCCAAGCAAGTCTTTTGAGATTTGGATGGAAGGAATTGTTGACGTTGAGGTCGGGCTTGATAACCCAAAAGACACCAGCGAGGGAGCCTCAGTCGACTCGTAGTTGAGTTGGCTATCGCTACTCAGATTCCTATGAGTGAATGGACGTCCGCTGAGGACATCCTTACGGCAATAGAGATTTTGAAGGAGCGCAATGGCAACTGATGCAATCAGTTATGACAAGCAAGAATTGCGTTCCATCATCAAGGCTTTTAAAGCAATGGATGATGCAGCTGTTGAAGCTGCTAAACAAGAATCTTCTGCTCTTGCTAAATATGCTTCTGAACAGATTAAGAAAACGGCAGGTACTCGTCAAGTTTCAGGCATTGCTGCTCGTCGTATTGCTGATGGAGTTTCGATAAGCAAATCGAGTAAAGTTGGTGAGTTTTCATACGGTTTTGCTCGTCAAAAGTTTAGCGGTGGCGGTTCAACCTTGGATTTGCTTTACGGTATGGAATTTGGTTCCAATCGTTACAAGCAGTTCCCGACTCGTACACCAAGGAAAGGCAATGGTAACTCCGGTTACTTTATTTACTCAACATTGCGAGAGATCCAGCCGGATCTTATTAAGCAATGGGAGGAAGCATTTGATCGCATCTTGAAGGAGTGGGACTAATGGCAGGTAATAGAACTCTCAAACTCTCGATTCTTGGTGACGTTGATAATTTAAAAAAGAGCCTAGATGATGGTTCAAAAGATGTTCAAACCTTTGGCGATAAGATTGAAGGATTTGGCAAAGTTGCAGGAGCCGCGTTTTTAGCAGCTGGAGCAGCTGCAGCAGTATATGCCGGCAAACTGGCTATTGACGGTGTTAAATCTGCAATTGAAGATGAAGCAGCTCAAGCCAAATTAGCAACAACTTTAAAAAATGTAACGTCAGCAACAGATACTCAAATTGCAGCAACTGAAAAATACATCACTCAAACCTCTTTGGCTTTTGGTGTTACAGATGAACAATTGCGTCCAAGCCTTGATCGTTTAGTACGTTCAACCAAGGATGTTGAGGAAGCCCAAAAGTTACAGACTCTGGCACTCGATATTGCTGCAGGTACGGGCAAGGATCTAGGCGCAGTATCTGAGGCGCTAGGCAAAGCCTATGACGGCAACCTAGGAGCATTAAAGCGTTTAGGCGTAGGCATCGACGAGGACATCATTAAGTCTAAGGATTTTGATGCTGCCACAGCTGCCCTATCAGAAACATTTGCAGGTCAGGCAACAGTCCAGGCTGAAACCTTTGAAGGTAAATTAGCACGTCTAAATGTGGCATTTGATGAAGGCAAGGAAACAGTTGGCGCTTACATTCTTGATGCTGTAACTCCTTTAGTTGAGACAGTCGTAAACCAAGTCATTCCAGCATTTAGCAACATTGCCACGACAATCACGGATGATGTAGCACCAGTATTTGCAGATTTTTTTGCAGTTGTGCAAGATGTTGCAACTCCAATTTTTGAAGGATTGAAAAAAGTATTTGATAAAGTCAAAGAGGCGCTAGTAGAAAATAAAGATGAATTTTCAGCCTTTTTTGAAATTATTAAAGATATTGTGACATTTGTTAAGAAGTTCCTTGCTCCAGTATTTGGTGAAACTTTAAAGGTAGCGTTTACAGTTTTGGCTGCAGGTATCAAACCACTCATAACTGCTTTTGCTCAAGTAGCTGGATTTATTGGAGATGCTTACGAAGGACTAAAAGACTTCATTAATCTTGTTGCAAAAAATCCTTTAGTTAAGGGTATCTCTGGTGCAATCTCAAGCATCTTTGGTGGCGGTAAAGCTGTAGGCGGTCCGGTAACTGGAGGCACAACTTATCTTGTAGGCGAGAAAGGTCCAGAACTTTTTACTCCAGGATCTAGTGGAAATATCATTCCAAATAACCGATTAGGCGGTGGCGGTAGCACAATCAACATTACGGTCAATGGTGCAATCGATGCTGAGGGAACAGCCCGTCAGATCGTGGATATTCTTAATCGAGCAACTGCTCGCGGTGGTTCAGGCTCAGGGGCGTTGGTGTATTAATGAGCCAATGGACTCCTGAATGGCAAGTAACCATCAATGGCGGTGGTGATTACACCAATCTAACTCTTGCTAACCTGACTATTACTTCTGGGCGAACCGATATCTATTCCCAGCCTTACGCTGGGTATTGCAGCGTTCAAATTATCAATTTGGACCAATCGCCGATTGTCATGGATATTAATGACCAGATCACGATTAGAGTCAAAGATTCAACGGGTACATTTGTAAACCTATTTGGTGGCTTTGTTACAGACATCGACGTAGAAGTCACTCAAGCCTCTTCTACGGCTATTTCAGAGACTATCCAAGTAACTGCTATGGGTGCGCTTTCAAAGCTGCCTAAATACCTTACTACAGGCGTTTTAAGCAAGGCTTTTGACGGAACCCAAATTAACACAATTTTGAGTCAGGTATTATTTGGTACTTGGAATGAAGTTCCAGCAGCTTTACAATGGAATACCTATAAAGCCACAACAACCTGGGCAAATGCCCAAAACTCAGGTTTAGGAGAAATTGATACTCCAGGTGATTATGAGTTAACGCATCGATCCTCGGATGTAACGAACGTTTATAGTCTAGTAACTGGTCTTGCAACCTCTGGAGTTGGTTACTTATATGAGGATTCAGAAGGTCGAATTGGGTATGCCGATAGCACTAGACGCAGCTCATATCTTGCTACAAATGGTTATGTGGATTTAACTGGTCATCATGCTTTGGCTCGAGGTGTCAAGACTGAAAAACGATCAGGTGATGTCCGTAATAATGTCACTATTACTTACAAAAACGGTGCGACACAATCTGCTACAGATGCTGGATCAATTGCTATTTACGGTCAACAGGCTTACAACATAACCACATCGTTGGAACATGCAGCTGATGCTTTGTCTCAGGCTCAATTCTATTTGACTTTAAGAGCCTATCCACAAGCGCAATTCAGATCGATTACTTTTCCAATATCAAACCCAGAGATTGATGATCAAGATAGAGATTCTTTATTAAATGTTTTTATGGGTTTACCTTTAAACATTACAGAGTTACCAAGCAATATCAATAACGGAGAATTTCAAGGTTTTGTTGAGGGTTGGACCTTTACGGCTGGGTATAAATCACTTTATTTGACTTTAACAGTCTCACCGACGGCATACAGCCTCCAGGCTATGCGCTGGAATAGTGTGCCTGTTAATGAGCGTTGGAACACTCTTAACGCTGGATTAGAATGGATTGACGCTACAATAGTAGCCTGATATAAGGAGAAAAATGGCAACGACTACAAACTATTCCTGGAGTACTCCAGACGATACGGCTTTGGTTAAAGACGGTGCGTCTGCAATTCGTACTCTTGGCTCATCCATTGACACTACGGTATTTGCAAATGCCAACGCAGCAATTGCCAAGACAATCGTTGATGCCAAAGGTGATCTAATTGCTGCAACTGCAGCTGATACCGTTGCTCGTTTAGCAGTTGGCACAAATGGTCAATTTCTAAAAGCCAACTCTAGTACTGCAACAGGTTTAGAATGGGCTGCTGCTTCATCAGCAGTAATTCAAATTGTCATCGGTTCAACTGCAACACAAAAGGACACAAGTTCTGCAACATATGCCGATTCAAATCTTTCAGCGACAATCACACCAACATCAGCATCAAGTCGCATTTTAGTAATGTTTAATCAAAATGGTCTCAATCGTGATAATAACAGCTATCAAACATATGGAAATTTGCGATTGTTGCGTGGCGCAACCACATTGATTTCAATCATCGATCGCAATATCGCCGAATCAAACAACACGCAACAATTAAACGTTGGTGGCGTATCACACTATTACATCGATTCACCTGCAACAACATCGGCAACGACATATAAGACACAAGTTGCCAACCCATCAACTGCTGGTGTATTTAGTTGCCAGTATGCCGGCGCTTATTCTGAGATGATTCTAATGGAGATTGTATAATGACAATTATTGCATCAGCCTTAAAAGCAACATATCCAACTGCAGAGTTCACCATCTCTGACAATGACGCAAAGACTTTGGACTGGCACAGCGAGGATCTGCCAAAGCCGTCAGCAAAAGAGATTGAAGCTGCAATAGCAAACTACGAGACATTGCTTGCAACTCGAAATGCTGAAAAAGAAGCTGCGCGCAAATCGGTACTTGACAAACTAGGTTTAACCGCTGACGAAGTTGCTGCATTACTTGGATGAAACCAAAACTATCTAAGTCGGTTGTTCAACTAAGAGAACAGGCAGACGATGCTTATCCTGACAGAAAGCGTGACTCTGACGGCACAATCGGAGACTCACGGCATTCAACCCGAAAGAGCGATCATAACCCTGACAGTAGTACAGGGTATGTTCGCGCTCTCGATCTCGATGTTGATTTCGACAAACAAGCCTCCACAGGTGCTTACATTGCCGATCAGATTCGAATTGCAGCAAAATCAGATAAACGCATTGCATATGTTATTTTTAACAAAAAGATTGCAAGCGCTAGAAGCCTCTGGAAATGGCGAACATACAAAGGAATTAACCCACACATCAAACACATTCACGTCAGTTTTACAAAGGCTGGCGACACGGATTCAAAGTTTTTTAACATCCCGTTACTAGGAGGAACAGATGACACAAGACCTGAAAAAAATGCTAGCAAGTTGGGCCAGGGCGTTTCTAACAGCTGCACTTGCACTTGTAGCTGCGGGGGAACAAGATCCTAAAAACATTGTTTATGCCGGTGCGTTGGCAACAATTCCGCCAATTATGCGTTGGTTAAATCCTAAAGATGAAGCGTTCGGTTTGCGGTGACAGCGAATGATTGGGCAGGGTTTACCCTTGCCATTGCTTCGACGCTTGCTATTTTTATTGGCGGTTTGCGTTATCTGGTTCGCGGTTGGCTTTGGACTCTTACGCCTAATGGTGGATCATCTCTCGCAGACCGACTTGCAAGAATAGAGACACGCCAAGAGGACATCTTGGAGTTATTGAAAAAGTAAGGGACACTTATCCACATGGCGAGAAAAGCAACTAAGGAACTTGTTGATCAAGATTATTCAGCACTTGATGCTTATTGCATCGGAATGTATGAATTTGCCCAGAGTTTAAAGCGAGCAGGTTTCGCTGAAGATGAAGTAATGGGAATCATTGTTGAACGAAGTGCTTATCCTGGTTGGATTTTGCCAGACCCTATCGAACCGGAACGGTTTGGTGACTATGAGGATGACGATGAGGACTAATGACAGTAAAACGAATTGCTTGGATTTCAGATATTCAAGCACCGTTCTTTCATGAAGCAGCAGTCAAAAATCTAGGCAAGTTTTTAAGGGCTTACAAGCCACACCAAACAATCTGTATTGGTGATGAAATTGATTTACCTCAACTTGGTGGATTTGCTCAACCATGGCAAGAGGTCGAAGGCAACATTGATGAGGATCGTAAACTCACTTTAGAAATTCTTGAATATCTTGGCGTTACCGACGTAGTTGGCTCAAATCATGGAGCCCGTGTTTACAAGTCTTTATCTCGCAGACTTCCGGCATTTATGAATTTGCCTGAGCTGCGATATGACAAATTTATGGGTTACGACAAAGCCGGTATTAAATACCATCCAAACGGCTTTGACTTTGCTCCAGGTTGGCATACTTGCCATGGAGATGCTTTTCCGTTATCAAATAAGCCTGGACAAACTGCTTTAAATGGTGCTATGCGTATGGGTAAATCAATTGTATCGGGACATACTCACAGACTAGGGCTGTCTGCCCACTCAGAAGCCTCTAACGGGCGTTATGGGCGCATTGTGTGGGGAGTTGAGGTTGGCAATTTAGTTGACCTATCAAGCCCGGGAATGGGCTATACAAAGGGATACGCGAATTGGCAGATGGGATTTGTGGTAGGTACATTGCATGGCAAACGCTTTACGCCTGAGTTGATTCCAATTGACCCCAAAGATGGATCATTTATTTATCAAGGCAAGCGTTATGGATGATTTTGATATTGAGATCAAACGATCGATCGATGAATCCGTAGATGAATCAGAATTGTTATCGTTTCGTTATATTGATTAACGTGTAATTTTGTCATAAGTATGAGACCGTAATCCTGTAGCCAACAATGACTACAAGAACGGGAGCAAACAAATGGATCTACAAGTACCAATAATCTTGTTATTACTAGCTGCTAATGTGCTTTGGTACATGGTTGGTTGGTCACAAGGCTTTAATGAAGGCAAGCGCGAAGGTCTAGCAGTAGGCAAGAACAGTCAGCGTGTGAGTATTGATGCGCGCTGATGATATCCTTGACGAAGCAAAAGACCTCATCGCAGATCGAGGCAAAGATTACGGCTTGGCAGCTATCAATCATCTTCGAATCTCCAAATACTGGAGCACATACCTCGAGCGACACATCGAACCTCACCAAGTCGCAATATGCATGGCACTTGTCAAAATTGCCCGATTACAAGAAACAAGCCTCCACGCAGACAGCTACAAAGATGGCGCAGCGTACATTGCACTCGCTGGACAGATTGCATCAACTGATTGGGATGACCTTGACAGTTATTAAAGCACCATCTGGGGTGTATTGCGATTATTGCAAAGATCGATGGGGCAAAGTGCAAATAGATGGTCGATCTGAATGGCATATCAATGCACAAAAGCCAGCAAGTTACACAGTTTTAAGTAATCACCCAAAAAGCAAGGGGACACGCAGGAATTACTGCAACCAATGTGCTATTGAGGTGCAGACTTGGGCCAATGGCACAGTATGGTCATTACCGGAACAAACCGACTACTTAATGGGACAGGATGAATTACCCAATGGCATTTAATTTAGCAAACTACGAGACAGTTGATGAGCGTTTAGAAAAGTTTTGGACTGCTTATCCAGATGGTCGCATTGCGACAGAAATTGAGTTGATTACAGATGATCGATGCATTATTAAAACATACATATATAAAACTTTCCTTGATAGCGTTGCGTTTGCCACCGGAATCGCGGAGGAGAGAAGCTCTGATCGCGGTGTTAATTCAACTAGTTTTGTGGAAAACTGTGAGAGTTCGTCAATTGGCAGAGCGTTGCACACGGGTGGCATCTCAAAACACTCAGATGGCAAACCTCGTCCAAGCAGATCCGAGATGGAAAAGGTTGAGCGACTAACAGCAAAAGATATTGCCAAAGCTAATCAAATACCGAGTTACAAAACCAAAGAGGAAGCACTAGCTGCTGATCCTTGGAGTAACCAACCAATTTACGGCGATGTGACTCAACCTATGGCCGTATCGGCAGCTGATGCAATTGCAACCATTCAAGATGTTTTAGGAATTGTTAATTCTGAGACTTGCGAGCACGGTGCAATGACATGGCGAGAGGGCGAAAAGAATGGAAGATCCTGGGGTGGATTCTTCTGCCCATCCGGAAATAAGGCTCCTATGCAATCATGTTCAACGATTTGGTACAAACTAAGTTCATCCGGTAAATGGGAACGACAAGCATTGAGGAGTGTCTGATGGGATTTGTTGAAGTAAACATTAATGGGCAATGGATGAATCTTATGCATATGACTTTGAGATGTCAGTTGTGTAATGAGGAGATCCTTTTGGCTCATGTGGCTAAGATTGAAAATGCTGATGCTCCAGTCAACGCGACTTGGACCTGTAAAAAGTGTCATTCAATTAATGGCTAATCATCGCAAACATAGAGGTTATCGAACTCAAAAAGTCTTAGCCGACTATTTAAAGCAATGGTTTCCATATGCAGATACCGCAGGAGCTGGGCGACAGGGTGAAGATATACTTAATATTCCTACTGTTTCGATCGAGGTAAAGGCTAGAAGCGATTTCCAACCCTTAGCCTGGATCAAACAATCGGAATCAAATGCCAACGGCAAATTGCCAATGGTAATTATGAGGTGCAATGGACAAGGCGAGGACGCAGGTCAATACCTGGCATTTGTAAAAGTCAAGGACATCATGCCGATTTTGGCTGATTTATTGCCAACGAGTGAAATAACCAGATGCACAAGCTGCGGAGCATGGACATTTGAAGAAAGAGAAAGGTGCTTGTCATGCCAGTCTACGAATACAAATGCGTTAAATGCCAAATAGGAATGGAGATGGAACGATCAATCCACGAAGAGGCTGATCCAATGTGTTGCGGTCAATCAATGAGCCGCGTTTATGGCAACTTTGGAATCACTTTTAAAGGTACAGGTTGGGGACATCAATGAAACGACACGCCGAGACACGCCCAAGATTATTCGGGGTGCTTCCCATATACGGTACGCTAAGTTCGCAGAACCCATCAGGGGTTCAGAGCGACCCGGTGAGCCGGGTAGGTCGCTCGGTGCTACTGGCTATTGGGATATCTCTGTTTACACCGGCTTATGCCGGATCACCAGATATGGTTAAACAATTAACACCACAAGAATATGCAGCTGTATTAGTTGATAATGAACAACAGATGAACTGCTTAAATAAACTTTATACAAAAGAATCTAATTGGAGACCAGAGGCAGTTAATGGACCTCATTATGGAATACCACAAGGACGATCTATATATCTAAAGACTGCAACCCCAGAGCAACAGATTCAATGGGGATTGAAGTACATCGATAATCGATATGGTTCACCATGTAAAGCGTGGTCATTCTTCCAGCAGAATAACTACCACTAATGGCTAAGCAATCAGCTCTAAGAGACAATGGTTCGACTGCACTATGGCGTAAGATCAGGCAGCGTGTACTGACCAGAGATCAACACACATGTCAAGCATGTGGATTAGAAGCTACTCATGTGGATCACATAGTTCCAAGAAAATTAGGAGGTGATGATTCAATGGATAACCTTCAAGCAATGTGTAAAAGATGTAATTTAAAAAAGGGCGGTGGTTTTTTTGAGAGCGTTTCGACACAGATCGGAAGAGCGTAGTGTAGGGAAAGAG